AACTGATATTAGTCAGCGGTGTACTGCTAGGTTCATACCAAATGGTACTTTGCAAGTTTTCGGTAGTTTTGGGGGTTTTAAGAGACAACCCAAGAGTACCGCATGTGATACACTCTTAACTTCTTTTTTGGTTGAGGACGATCATAAACGGGAATATGCTCCTGCTCCTATGCGCGGTTTTACTGCAGTCCATATTGGACTTAAATCTATGGTTCAGAAGCAAATGTGTTTTAAGGAAGATGTTTTGAAGTTATGTGCGGCCAGTTTTGCTCGCACGATTTTTTCTGGCTTGCCATCTCAATTTAAAGATGAATTGAAATCACCGCTTTGTTTGAAAGTTGCTCTTAATGGAATGCCTGGTACTAAATTCGTTGATTCAATGAATTTTGGAACCAGCGCTGGTTATCCATATAATAATAGTAAGCGTAATCATATAATGCGTATGCCAGGGGACGAGATATGGCAGCATCCAATTGTCTTAACTGATGAAATTAAAAAAGATGTTGAATCATGCTGGAATAAAATGACGTGCGGTGTTAGTACAGCTCCAGTTTTTATGCAACATTTGAAAGATGAAGCTCTGCCATTGCGTAAAGTCGAAGCTGGTAAAGCTCGACTATTTATGGGAGGACCATTTGCTTGGAGTATTTGTGTTCGAATGGCATTATTACCCTTTGTTCGTGTTATGCAATTTAATAAATATCTTTTTGAGTGTGCACCTGGCACCAACGCGACTTCTATTGAATGGACGCGAATATATCAGTATGTTACTAAGCATGGTGAAGATCGGCTCATTGCGGGAGATTTTGAGGCTTTCGATAAGAATATGGGAGCTTTAGTTATAATGGAGGCATTTCGTATTATTCGTATGTTATTGACCTGGAGTGGAGCTGATCAAGAATTAATAAATGTAGTCCAAGTTGTGGCCGAAGATGTAGCCTTCGCTTTTTGCAATTTTAACGGAGACCTTATGCGTTTCTTTGGATCTAACCCTTCAGGTCATCCCTTGACCGTTATTATCAATTGTTAGTAAATTCGTTATATATGCGATATTGTTACCATGAACTAAATCCTGATAAGGAGGTGGATTCATTTCAACGAAATGTCAGTTTAATTACTTATGGTGATGATAATACTGCAGGTAGTGGAGTTGATTGGTTTAACCACACTGCTATTGCAGTCGTTTTATCTAATGTGGGAATTGGATATACTATGGCCGATAAAATTGCCGAAAGTGTACCTTTTATACATATATCTGATGTTTCTTTTCTCAAAAGAACATTCCGTTATGAACCCGAACTTGATGCATATATGGCAAATCTTGATACTAAATCGATCTGGAAAAGTTTGATGATTTGTATACCAAGCAAAACAGAGAGCCCGCAAAAGCAAACTGTCGATATAGTTCGCTCAGCTGTTGCCGAATGGTTTTTTCACGGACGAGACGAGTTTGAAAGACAATCTCAATATTTGCGAATTTTATTAGATCGTGCAAACCTTCTAAATTATGCTGATCCCGGGGTTTTTCCCACATGGGATGATCTTAAGGAACGCTTTATTGAGGCTTCACATGCCTATTTGGAGAATGAACCAGAAACTACCCGTCATATTTTGGGTAATTTTAAATGGTCAATCTAATTCCAAAGCATGCGCCACGGGGAGGCGCATATATAAATATCCCCGGTTCGCACCCTTGGGGGGGGTGCTATAACAAATCCCCCAGATTCTAGGGCGTGTGTTGCAACGTCCTGATATATATCAAAGCCAAATAGCAACGTGCATATGTAGTTACTGCATCTGATAAAACGATTTTGTGATTTACAATCAGATGAGAGTGGACATGTGCATATTTACTCACTACGGCGTTCCCGGTAGCTCCTATTTAGGAGTGGTGTTAGTTAGTCACCAAGTTCACAAAATATATTGTCCCTTATAGATGTAAAGGATGATGAATTTACCCATCTACTCAAACAACATATGAAAAAGTTTCGTGCGGTTCTTATACAAACCGCACACAAATTCCGTTCTCTTATTTAGAAATTCAATCAGCTGAATTGGAGGATGGCACCCCCATGATGCAGCGTCAACAAAATTTAGTTTTTGCTGATGCTGGTATGGGGGATATGGTGACCACTCCCATGGTTACCTACAAACCCGATGTGGATGTGGCGGCTGGTCTTGGTTCTTTTTTGGAACGTCCAGTTGCCATTGACACATTTTCGTGGGTGGAGGGATCTACGCCCACTTTGATGACACAGTTTAAACCATGGCAATTGTTTTTCAATAAGCAAGCTATCAAGAACAAAATTACCAATTTTGCACGTATGCGCGCTAAGCTTCATTTAAAATTTGTCATTAATGCTTCACCGTTTTATTATGGTGCAATGCGCGCTTGTTATTGTCCTTTAGATGGAGATTCTCGTGATATTGTGGAAAGTATTGGTGATCAGGTTAAATTTTCACAAATGCCTGGCACTTTTATATTCCCACAAGATATGACTTCTTCTGAATTGGAATTACCATTTCTATGGCCTCACGCTTGGTTGGATTTGCAAAGTAATGAAGATTTTGGTTCTATGGGCCAGATAAGTTATATTTTATATTCAAAGTTGCGAAGTGCTAATGGTGTCACTGGATCTAATGTCACAGTGACGTGTTATGCTTGGGCAACTGATGTTGAACTAGCCGGGTTAACGTCTGGTTTGGTGCTTCAAGGTGATGAGTATGATAAAGCTGGTCCCATTAGTGGACCAGCTACTGCTATAGCTTCTGTTGCTAGTAAATTAACTGATACTCCCATTATAGGTAGTTTGGCTAGGGCAACAGAAATTGGTGCTCGAGCGGTTGGTGGTATTGCATCCCTTTTTGGGTATAGCAATCCACCAGTTCTCAATGATGTGATGCCTTATCAACCTAAAGCTTTCCATTCTTTTGCTGCCGTGGAAACCGGCGTGCCTATGGATAAATTAACACTTGATCCCAAAAATGAGATCACTGTTGATAAGTCTGTACGGGTGCTAAACCTGATGATGAATTGGTTATTTCCCATTTTTGTGCTCGTGATTCATTTCTCACGGGTGCATTATGGACTGATGCTTATTCACCGGGCACACAATTGTTTCTTTTTCCCGTCACACCACGAAATTATGCGGTTAATGCAGGTACTGGTCAGGATTATGCCAATAATACACCAGCCTCACATTGTGCCACATTATTTTCGCAGTGGAGAGGTGGTATGGTTTATACACTGAGATTTATTAAAACGCGTTATCATACAGGTCGTGTGCAAATCTCATGGGACCCACAAGAAGTTCCCACAACCAATTCAGAAACTACAACAGTTACTCGGGTTGTTGATTTGCAAATGGAAACTGAAATCACTTTTATTGTTCCATATAAAGCTCAGGATCCTTGGCTTAATACCACGAATACTGGAAATAATTGGACTAATGCTACTGATGGTACTGTTACAATTGATAAGAAGGCTTTTAATGGTTATGTGCGTGTTACTGTACTTAATGAACTTACTGGTCCTGCGTCTTCACAGGAAATCGATATCTTACTTTTTGCTCATACAGCTCCTGATTTTCAGCTGGCACAACCAAATGAGACTCCTTTGTGGTCTTTTTTGGAAGTGCAATCGGGTGAGGAGCAATTGGCGGATGTGGCATTGATACAAGTACCTGTCGACACCAATGTTATTACAGTTGGTGAAACTGTTGCTTCTTTACGCACTCTTTTGCACCGAACAAGTTTCTACCATCGTGAATTTCTTGGCAATCCATTTTCAGCCTCCGGTGTGTATCAATCTCGAAAATTTTATAATCATGTTAATTATGTTCCTAGATTTCCAGTTGAATATGGTTTTAGTACTCAAGCTGTTAATTATGCTGCTGGCATTGTTGTTGCTGGTAAGAAACAGTTCCAATATTCTCCTCCGCATCCATTGGGGTGGATTACGAATTGTTTTGCCGGTTACCGAGGAGCAATTATTCACCAGTATAATG